AAATTAGGGTCTAAATATAAAATATTCACTGATTTCTTAGGTGATTCTTCTTTATTCAATGATCCTTTTAATACTGATTCATCATCAACATTTGATGATAGTTATTTTTATGATGCTGGATGGACTTTTTCTAAAAATAGTGGATTATCATCATCTATTAATTTTGAAAGAACATATCCTGGTATAAATACCTTGGGTAAGGAACTAAAGATATCCACTATTGATAAAGGAGGTGTTTTAAACAATTCAAAAATAAATATAGAAAAAAACAGATATTCGGTAATAAAATTTGAATCAATAGAAATTAGTAAATATGATATCATTTTTTCAGGAAATACATTTTCATCACAAATAACAGAAAGTGTTGTTGGTGGTAATTCATATCCTGTTTTAAATTTTTCTAATATAAATAAAAAAGAAGAATCATCTTATTTACCTGTTAGTAAAAACGTCAATTCTTTATCAACGCCAAATAAAAGAAAAATAGAATATTTCTTTAATAAGACAGAACTTAATATGAATATCTTATCTTATGGTGATTTTGACGATACTGAAATTTTTGAACTAACAATAGATAATTTAAAAATGTATGAAGTTGATATGATACCTTTCTTTAAATATTTCAATGAAAGTAATATATTTAAAGGTATTCAAAAACCATTAGTAGGAACATCACCTTTCATTGAATATACATTGAATAGTTCTCCATTTATTGAAAGTCAATCTATACCATTCGATTCTATTGATATAAAAACTAAAGAGTAGGTTTCTTAACTATTAATAAGTAACCTACTTTACCACTTTCTTTTTTAGAACAATGTCCCATGTGGTCAATTTTTGTTTCTTCGCCAGTTAATTTAATGTTTTTTAATCGTTGTTTTCCTAATATTCTTTTTTCACCATTACATGTTTTACAAGGATTTAATCCTACTTTACCAGAACCATTACAAAAGTAACATGAGTTACCATTCTCATCTTTACCCTCACCTTCACAGAAATCACACCCATCGATAGCTTCAAATGTTTTTAGTATGTTACCATGAGAATCTTTTATTTCTATCTTAGAACTCATGTCTTTACCTGTTCCTTCACATTTCTTACACTTAACGTATCTAGGATATTCAATATTACCATCAAAGTCATCATCAACCGTTACTTTAACGTTTAATATTTCATTTTGTTTAAACTTTTCTAGATTTTTCTTTTCTTTGTCATAATCTAGTTCTATATCTATGTTAAACAATTCATAATATTCATTATAATCATTTCCCCATTTACTTTTAGTATCATATTCAGATCTTTCATCTGAGTAAAGAACTTTATATGATTCATGTATTTCGTTAAACACATCAACCGATCCGCCTTTGTCTGGATGGTTCTTAAAAGAAAGCTTATAATAAGCTTTCTTTATTTCTTCTTTAGTCGATTTTTTATCAACTCCTAATGTCTTGTAATAATTTTTATTAAAATTCATTATCTACATAACTAATTTCTTCTATACTAGTAAACACATTTTTATCTACTTTAAATATTCTATCAAAAACCTCTTCGTTTAATATAGCGTGATGAACAACAAATATATTTATTTTATATTCACTCGCAAATGATTTCAATAAAGAAAGTATAGATTCAATTCCTTCTAAATCAATAGAAGCAAATACTTCATCTAAGAATAATATATTAATATGTTTCTTTGTTCTAATTAATTTTAAGTAAGCTACAATAATAGCTATGTTTATTCTTCTTGTTTCACCCATTGAAAGTGTTTCAGGATCAATAACCGAACCTAAGTGTTTTATTTCAGCTGAGAATGTGTTATCTAATTCTACACCAAACGGAAGTCCCATTTTTGTAACATTTTCTGATATGTATTTATTTATAGGTTTAATAATATTAGATATAATAGATTTTTTAACTCCATTTTCACCAAAAACATTATTTAGTTCTTTGTATATTAATTCTTTCTCAGAACAAGTTCCTTTCTTATCTTTATTTTGGCTTATCTTTTCTTCTAATTCTTTTATTGAATTTTCGAATTCTTCTATACCAGTCTTATCTTCGGTTTGTTCGTTTCTTTCTTCTAACTTTCTGTTTAATTCAGACATCTTAGTTTTACTACTAGATAAAAAGTATTTTAATGAAATAAAAGTATCGTTAGTTTTTCTAGATATTTCATCTAATTTAATCTTTCTAGATTTGATAACTTTACCACTTTCTTCAATAGTCGATTTAACTTCTTGAGCTTTTTCTAATTTTTCAACCAATAAACTTCTTAGGTTAATAAAGTGATCCGATGTAAAATCAGTTTCACATGTAGGACATTTACCAGAATCATATAAACTTATTTCTTTATTATAAGTTGATATTTCATTTTTGATATTTATATAAGATTCTTTTTCAGTGTCTATAATGTTTCTTAATTCGGTTTCTTTTAATTTAATTTTTTCAATCTTTGATTTAAGTTCTAAATATTCTTCTTTTTTAGAATCTACTTCATCTTTGATTGATTTAATTTCATCCTTAATATCTTGTTCTTTCTTTTCTTTTTGTTTAGATAAAGTTCTTTCAATAGATTTGTTTATAGAATTTATAGAATCGTCTAATGTTAGAATATCTGATTCTAATAAAGACATAGTTGATTTATTAACTTTATTTAAATCTTTGGATATTTTACTTAAAATATTAATAACTTCTAAGTTAAATAATTTATCTAATAACATTTTCTTTTCATCATTAGATAAAGATATAAAGTTTTTAAAATCCGAAATACTCATTGATATGAACGATTTAAATGTTTCTAAATCCATACCAATATACTCTTCTATTTTTTTATCTATGTTTGATTTACCAGCTCTAGTATTTTCGATATCATTTTCATGTAATTCTAATACATTTGGACTGATACCTCTTTTAACTTTAACGTCTGTGTTATTTGATTTGAATTTTATATAATTTAAAGTTTCACCGTTTATACGATTAGGGATTGAAGATAAGGTAGCCCATTTTTTAGTTTTACCACCTCTTACCTTACCATATAAGATATATTCAAAAGATGAGATAAAGGAAGTTTTACCACTTCCGTTTCTACCAGCCAATAATATTAATTGGCCTTTTTCTTCATCTAATTTAAATACGTGTTCGTTGTTTCCGAAAGATTTAAATCCTCTGATTCCGATTTCATTAATTATCATATAAAAGATTTTAGATGTTATATGGCTAATTGAAAGAATTGTTTACTCTTCTGTGTTAGTATAATTGGTTAGATCTATATCATCTATACTATTTATAAGTTCTTTATGTGGAACTACTTTTTTTAGTATATCAAATACTAATTCTTTATAGTTTATATGGTCTTCTATAATACACCCTAACTCTTCTTCTAATGAATTATCTACGGTTAAGGCAATAGTATCTTCGGTATAAAAGAAAGTACCACTATAATGTTTACTATCGTGTTTAACATCAATAAGAGTCATTATACCACCTTCAAATTTACCCATATAATCTAATATACTTAATTCTATTGGTTTTGATTCTAACATCTACTAAATTATAATTTCTATCTTACGGAATTTTTCTTGTTCGTTAGTGAATATAACAGAGAACTTTTCTATACCATGAATTTCTTGTGCTTCTCCTGTTGTTTCATTTACAGAAACATCTTTTTTATAAATGATATCAATTGCTGGATATTCACCTAACATCTTTTTTAAATCATCTTTGATAGAATCTACTGTCCAATCATCTGATTTAAAATTTATATTAGATAGGTATTCTTTGATATAGTTTTCTTTAATCATTATAAAGGTTTTTTTATTATATTAAAAAAATAATTATAGTTTGCTTATTTTTGATTCGTATATTTCAATTACGTTATCTATAACTGATGTGAATTTATTTTCTTCTTTTAAAGATTTACAAGCTAAATATTTATTTGTAATTACTTCTTTGTTTTTCATAACAGAAACATTTTCTTTAACTGCTAGTAAACAAAGTTCATCATCGGTTGAATATTTACTTAAAAATTTAGAAACACCTTCTTTATATTTTATAAAGTCAGATTCTTTAACAATATCAAATTTAATTTCTTTAATAGAATCTATTTTATTATCAATAGATTTCCAATCTTTAGATTGTTCTTTAAGACTTTCAAGTATTGATATANTNTCTTTACCTTTATTTGANTCTATTAATTTGATTAATGATTCTAGGAATAAGTCTTTACCTTTTATTTTGATGTTACCAGCTCTTTGGTATCTATCAATTGGTCCGTATGTTTGTATAGTTAAAAATTGATCCATTAAAAATTGAACCTTTTCAGAGAATGATTCAAGATTAGTTTTATCTTTAACAACTGGTTTAGGTTCTTTTGCTACTTTAACTTTAGCTATTTTACTGAATTTTTTCATCTTAAAAAAGTATATTTATGTTATATATTAATTTTCGTAAGCATAAAAAAAGATAGTTAAAAAACTACCTTTTAGATNNNATNNAGTATATTATTACCAAATTTTTTGGAAATGATTAAGATTATAAAGAGTTTTTATAAGATTGAACATCAACCCTAACTTCTTGTGCTAGATTTTTCAATTCTTGCATAATCTTTCTAATTCTTGCTCCAGCCGCTTTGTTTCCTTTTACGAAAAACTTTTCGAAATCATCTTTAAGATTATATTCTTTATCATCGATATTAAAATCATCGGTGATCATTTCTATTAGTTTATCATACTTATCCTGATATTCCATAATTAAAAATTATTTTTTTTTATTTATATTGCAAACTTTATAAAAAGTTTTGTTTAGTCAATATTTATTATATATCTAGTTTACCTCTTATCCTTTCCATAAAAGATAATTTCCTTCTTTTGAGTAAGTTTTTTTCGTTTTCCAATTCTGATTTATCAAAAGATAATTTAATCATTTCTTTTTTTATGTGAATAATTTCTTGTTCAAATTTTTTTATTTTAAAATCTCTATCTATAACTCTATTATCTTTAACACTATACATATAACGATAAAACTCTCTGAATTTAATCAACAAAGCTTTTAATTCAGATTTAGTTAAGTTTTCATCAAAGTCAGATGTCATTAAATACTCTAATATTTCATCATTTTCTGTCATATATTTGTAATTATTTTTAATAATTCAAAAAATTAATTTTTATTATTTATATATATAATAATTATGGATAATAAATTAAAAGATATAATTTTCATAACGAACTATTTAACTAATTGTAAATTAGAAAAAAATAACTCCGAAAAATCTGAACTAACTAGAAAGTTATTAACTTGTAGAGTCGGACACGTATTACAGGAAAGAGTGAAAAATACAAATGATTTACTATTTTATAAGAAAAGAAAGAAACCCTTCTTTTATTTTATATCCAACTTAATCTTTTAAATTTCAGGTCCAACATTAACATCAACACTTAAATCTTCTCTATTAACATTTTCATCAAATTTACCAGCTTCTTGTTCTTGGTTAATCAATTGTTCTAATATTCTTTGTCTTTGTTTTTCAACATGTTTTTTATCATGTGATATTTTTAAATTTCTAGCTTTTAGCTTTTGTTTATGATTCTTTCTTGTTTTAGACTTTGGCATAATTAAAATATTTTTATTCTTATATGAAACATTTTTAAATATGTTTAGAAATTTTTCTCATAATTAAATTCAGAGTTGTTTTCAATATATTTGTTCAATTCTTCTAAAGAAGTTTTTTTGATTATATCACCATTTGGTAATTTAACTTCATAAACAAATTGATTTAATTTAGAACCTGTACCATCAGCACTTCCATCATTTTCAGATTCATCTATTGGATTTAATAAATCATCTACACTATCGTTATTAATTAATTTACTTAATTCTTCAGCCGATAAACTTCCATCATCACTAGATAATTTAACAGAAGGAACTTTAATAATAGCTTCTATTCCTAATATAGACCATAAAAATTTAATTATACCATTTATTATTTTTTCTAATAAATTTAATATAGGCATTAAAGATAAAGAAAGTATTTTAGGATTTTGTCTAAGGTTTCCATATGTGTATACTGGTAAAGGTTTTATAAGAGCTATATTTATAACATCTGTTATATTATCTATTTCAGTATCATCAGATACCAACCAATCACCATTTTCTTTTTTAGCAAATGCTTTTTCTAATATAACTTTTATTAAAAGAGGATCAAATTTAACACCCATGGCTCCTAATATTCCTTTTGGTGTGAAAAACTTTAAAATCCATTTAAATGATAGAAACTCAGCTATTTTAGCTGGTAGCGCCATTGGGTTTGTTAGTGACTTAAAAAACTTCATAATATACTCAACTATACAAAATACTATTTTAATAGGTAAAGTAATAACACCTAATAGTAATTTAAATAAAGGTTGTGTATTGGATCCAGAATTTTCTAAAATATCTTTTAATTCTTTTTTCTTACCCTTTAAGTAACTATTGTTTGGGTCAATATTTACTGCTTGGTTCATTACCTGATTTGCTTTTAATAAACTTTCATCATCACCTTTTTTAACTAATTCATCTACTTGGTCTAATAACAACTTAACATCTTCATTAATATAAATATAATTATAATCAACACCAGGTAAATAATCACCAGTGGAATATTGTATATTAATAGTTTCTTCTCTAACATTAGATTGTGTATTAAATGGATAACTATTATCTAAATTATTTAAAGCTTCATTAGTTGGTAAGGATCCATTCTTTAAAGAAGATACGATATCATCTCTATTTGTTTTATCCTTAAACGGAGATCCACCAGTTCCAGTACCACCACCACATGAACCATTACTTGATTTACCTTTAAAATCAGGAAATATTAATTTAACTGGTGGCTTTTTCAAAATTCTATCCATTTTTAAATCCATACCAAATGGTAAACTTTTACCTAACATTTCAAAAGGTATTAATGCTGCTCCATCCAAAAGTGTTGTTAACTCACCACTATATTCATTTATATAAACATAATTTTTTAATCGTGATTCGGTTATTGGTTTTTGTCTAGCTCTAACATACTTTTTAGTTGAATTATACTTACTTTTGTCTATATTTAAACTAGTTTTTAGTTTATTTATAGAATCACTAGATAAAGGACCAAAGTGTTCTCCTAACTTAGCTATTATTATATCTACTATAAAAGAAAATGGATTTTTAAATAAATTTATTAATTTAACAGCTTGTGGTACTAATTTAGCAAATATTTTAATTAGTAGTTTTATAAAAACTTTAAAAACACCTAAAGCGTGTGGTATTCTATAATAACCACCTGATCCAGATTTATTGTTATTTGAATTTTCATCTGAAGAACCGGGACCATCTTCATTATTATTAGCACTTTCCAAAATACCTTCTATAATATAGTATGTTTCAGTATCAGAACTTGTTAACATGAACCTTTTAATAGTATCGACACTTTGTGGTTCTTCTTTTGATCCATGTCCATACTTTCCTTTAGAAAATTTACCATTGACTAGAATTTCTTTAGTTAAATCAGCTGGGTTTACTATTCTACCAAGAGAGTTATCATTTGTAGTTATTTGTGTTAAATAAGAAGCTGAATTTTTAATTGATTCATCAACATTTAAAGTTTTAAAATCAATTGTGAATGTTTTTTGTTGATTTAATTCTGGTAAATTAGTAACATCTAATTTATTTTCATAATAAATCCATTTTGTTATTTTGTTATTTTCTACAAAAATCTTTTGGTTTTTTTCTAATTCGATAATTCCAGAAGCAGGAATTTCTTTTCTAACACCATTTACTAATCTAAATTCTTTATAAAAATAATACTTACCTTGTTTATCGATTTCGGCTTTTTTACCATTGGTTATATTCCATGTGTGTGTTGAATTTTTTCTATAAAATTCAAATGGACTTTCTCTCCATATTTCTAAGTCATATGTCTCAAGGTTATTTAACTCATTATTTTCTACATAATTCCAATTACTTAAACTAAATTCAGTTATATTATTTTCTGATATTGTATCATTTGATAAGTTCCTAACTAATTTTATATTAAAAGGTTCATTATCTTTGAATTTAAATAAAGTATTATTATTGGATAAACTAACGGTTTTTATTTCAGTAGCTCCTTCTTTTGTGTCTGAATTAACTTTAATACTTGTTGCTGGCTTAACTTTAATAACTTTTAATTTATAATCTGTTTCTGGATCTATCCAAATCATACCAGGTTTCTCTCCAACAGATAAAGCATATTTTTTAAGGTTATCATCAGCTTCGGCTCCTGCAGAAAATATTTTAATAGGTTTAAATAACTTTCTCATAGAGCTTGGAAATGAGTTCTTATAAATAGAGTTTTTGGATAATTGACCATACAAAATAGAATTTTCTAATTGTTGTTTTATGTCTAATGATTTAAGTATATCAGATTTTATAGATATTTGCTCATTTTTAGGTAATCCTGATTTACTCAATTCAAATCCTAATACATCAGCATAATATTTAAAATACTCGGATGTATCACTTTTATCAAATTTAGATATGACTGGATTTCCTTCTATAGCATCTTCTTTGGTTAGAATATTTTTATCACCTCTTTTATATTTTTTTAAATCATATCCATCAGGTTTCGAATTGCTTGTTTTTTGTAATACTCCTTTTTTCCAAACATAATAAGGATCGTTAAAAGATGGCCACTCAGATGCGTTTTCACCTAATTTCCATTTATCGGATTGTGTTATCCAAGAAGCTTTTTTGAAAGGAGTATCAACTTCCTCTTCTAATCCATTTCTAATTACTTTAGCTTTTAATTTTTCATTAGGTTTTAAAGGAGATCCATTTTCCTTATAAATACCTAGTATTAAAGTTTTTGGTTTATATTTATCTAATTCATCAACATCTTCTTTTTCTTCTTCTAATTTTGGTTTAACATTTTTCTCTATTGGTAAGTCAATATAAATATACTTATAATTAACATTTGGATCAAATTTTCCAGTAGAATAAACCGTTGATAGTATTTCATATCTGTCTTTATTTAAATTACCTATATTAGATTCGGTTGTGTCGATATCAGTATTGTCTTCTTTTTTAATATTACCCTCTTCATCACTTGTTGATCCACCACTAGTTAAATTTTGAAGTTCTTTTATCCACTTGTTGATCCACCACTAGTTAAATTTTGAAGTTCTTTTATCTTATCCATCGAATCACTTCCTTTGAACCCTAAAGCTTTTGGTTTTTTACCACTTCCACCATTTACTGCTGGTTTCTTAGATTTTGTTGTTAGTGGTGAAACTGATAAGAGCGGAGCCAATCTAGCTATTATTTCTTCAATATCAACGATAGTGTCTATAACAATAGCCGCTACTCCTAAATAAGGTTTTTGTGTTTCGAATACAGATTTCAACGCAATCGTTTCAAGCATTTTAAATCCAATATCCTTGTCTAATTCTAGATTTATATCAGATTCTCTTATTTTTAATCTTCCTTTATCATCTTTAAGTTTATTGATATCACCAATACCAGAGTTGGTATTCTCAGCGAATCTAGAAAAAACACCTTCAGAATTTGTAGATATAGGATTTGATAAATTCTTAAACAATGATTTTTTAACCATAGTATCTGCTATTCCTAAATTACCTTCTATTACTTTAGTTATGTAACTAATATTAGGAACTAAAAGAATGGATGATTCTTTTAAACCAATAGATTTTGATATAATACTAGTTGGACCTGGGAAACTTAATGATACATTATAAGGTCCAGTTACTAAAGTAGAGCCATATAGTGGAAATTTAATAGAAAGAGGCATTAAATAATGTTTTTATTTTATATATAAAATACATTCTATCCAATCGGAAATCTTTGTGTTATAATTTATATTACTAATATTTTATATATAGTTAAAGAATACTAGTAAAATAAAAAATTTTTATGAAAAAAACTTTATTAAATTTAATACTATTTATGGCTGTTATAATGGCGGGTACAGTAGCTTATGTATCTGTTGGTGGTTTATTAAAAGTATTTAGTGGAGCGGGAACATTGGGTGTTATATTATTCGCTTCTATTGAAGTAGCTAAAGTTGTAGCAACATCAGCTATACATACATATGGTAAAATAATAGGATGGAAATATAATTTACTATTATCATTAGGTGTGTTAATTGCTATGGCTATTACATCCATGGGTATTTATGGATTTTTATCATCAACATATAAAGAAAGTTATTCTAAAATGAATAATATAGAATCTAGAATTGAATTGAATAATTCAAAATTATCTGGATATAAAACTCAACAATTATCACTTAGCAAGGAGAAAGAAGGACTATCAACTATTATATCAGAATTAAGTTCTGGGTTATCAAATAACGTTATTGAATATAAAGATAAAGAAACAGGTAAGATAATAAGAACTACATCCTCATCTACTAGAAGAGCTTTAGAAAAACAATTAGATAGAGCTTCTGAAAGACAAACAATAATTAGTGATAAATATGATATTATTTCTGATCAGATATTTGAAATAGAGAATCAAGTCTTAGAAATAAAATTAGGAAACGATGTGGCTAGTGAATTGGGTCCGTTGAAATATTTATCTGAAGTTACTGGAGTTTCTATGGATGATGTTATGAAATGGTTTATATTCTTATTAATTATAATTGGTGATCCAATGGCTATATTAATGGTTATTGTATTTAATAAAGTTGCTAAAGTAGAAAGACAATCTATCAAAAAAACTAAAACTCCGTTAGTTGAAGAAAACATTAAACCAGTTATCGTAAATAAAATAGAAGAAGTTAAAGAGGAAATAGAAGAAGTTAAAGAGGAAATAGAAGAAGAACTTGAAGACTTGGAAGAAGAACTTGAAGACTTGGAAGAAGAAATAGAAGAAATAGAAGAAGAAGATCCCGATTATTATGAAGTTACTAAAAGGTTAAGAGATTTACAAGAAAAAGAAAGACTTCTTAAAGAAAAGGAAGATGATATTAATCGATTGGATAAAGAAATAAAAGATTGGGAAAATACTCATTGGAAATTAAAAAGAAATCGAAAACCACCATCGGCTATTGATTAATAATATTTTAACCTTCTTTTTAAAGAGGGTTTTTATTTGATAAAATTATAATTTAATATATAAAAAAAAGATTAAATTATTTAATGTCTTCCACTATTATAGACCAAATTTTAGGTACACTACAAATATCAGATGAATTTGATATTAACTCAGGTACATCTTCAGTTGATTATACACCAACATTTTCAAAAAACGGTGATGAGCATATAGTAAACATTACAGACCTTGAAGATGTTCTAAGTTTAGATACTTTTAAATATGAGTATTTAGGTGAGATAGAAAATAGATATTTAAAAACATATTATAGAATATCTAAAGATAATTCATCTTGGTCTAATTGGTTTGAATTGGCTAAGGAAATAGATTTTCCACAAGTAAATCCTAATAATAAATTATATGTTGATATTAAATTTGTTAGAGAATGTTCTTCTAATATAGGTGATTTAAGATTAACATCATATGAATTGAATGGAACTATTTTAAGGAATGGTTCAGATTTAACTGATGATTCGTTTGTTTGTTTAAACCCCAATGAAGAAAAGATAATAGGAGTTCCTTATATATTTAAAGTTTTTAGATTAACTGATATTGAAGTTTTAGGTTCGAATCCAGAATTATTAAATATAAAATGGAGATATTCACAAGACAATGGTAGAACTTGGTCGATATATGAACCATTTACTAAAGAAAATGTAACGACTAAAAGAATAAATCCTATTAAATTTTTTCAAGTAGAATACTTAGTTAAGAATGAATCTAATAATAAAGTTAATATACAAGATATAAATATTATAGGTGATGTTCAAAATATTACCAATGATTATAATAAAACTAATTTAATTGGAATAAGAGAATGTTGTAAATCTAATTTACTTGGNACATTTGATTCAAATGGTAATTTNATACCTAATACAACATTAAATCAAACCGGTGGTAGTTCACACAATGCCTTACATGAAACAACAGATTCTGATGCTGCTAACCTTTATAATCCTTATCAACAAAATGAAGCTGTTGATTTATTAAGTAAATTGAGTGGTGATGCTGAACTAATGTTTGGACATAGAGTAAGTTATTTTGTAACTGATGCTGATAGAAAAGGACAAGACCATACTTTAAATGAGTTTCAATTATATAATGTAGTTTGTGAGGCTGATATAAAAGTATCAGTAGTTGATAACAATTTCCCAGACAATCAAATAGTTATGAACCAATTTGATTTAAATTTGTTTGAAACAATGGAAGTTCATATAACAAAGAAAAGTTTTAAAAAGATTTTTGGTAAACAAAGAAGACCTTCTAAAGAAGATTTCTTATATTTTTGTGATATAAATAGAATGTTTCAAGTAGATCATTCTCAACAATTCAGATCATTTAATAATACTGCTATTTATTATAAGTTGATATTGAAGAAATACACACAAAAAGCAAATGTCAAAGCTGGAAACGATGTTATACAACAAAAAATATCAGAACTTACAAAAAATACTACTATTGATGAATTGTTTGGTATGGAACAAACACAGGATAAACAAGCTGTTGCTAATAAACAACAACATAAACCACTTACACAAGATCCTATTAGACATGTTATTCAATCGGAGATTGATAAAGAATTAATATTAAACTCAACAACGGTTGTTTCTAAATCTAATTATGATTTATCAACTTCTAGTTACAAAAGACCAGCAGTTGTTTATAGAAATTTAAGACCTGATTTAAAGGTCTCTGATAACATAGGATATACTATATGGTTTAACATACATAATTATATAAACAGTGAATTATATAACTTGTTTAATAGTTATGATAGTGATAATAACATTGGATGGAAGTCTAATATTATAGATGATGATATAATTGTCAGTTTAAATAATGATGAATATAAATTCCAATTATTAGGAATAGATTCTACTGATAATTTAGCATTTGAAGAAGAAACTTGGTATTGTTATGTTCTTAATGTAGACCAAAGACAAAGAAAATTAAATCAATATATCTATAAGAGAAATGTTGAGTTTGAAGAAGATGCTGAAAAATTAACTTCGGATAAATTATTAAAGGTTTATGAATCTTCTGTTGATATGAATCCAGTAGAATATGTATTAGAAGATTTTAATCCTGATATATTAGGTTCTGATATGAAGGTAACTAATATAAGATTATATTCTGATATATTACCTGTAGAAATACACAATAGAATACTTAATCAATATATTATAGGTGATGATTCTAAATATCTTTACTTTGGTGATAACGCGACAACTAAACTTTCTTTACCATCCTTTAAAATAGGTGGTGAGCCAATATAAAACTTTTACATATTTCCATATATGAATATGGTATATGGAGAATTATAAATCGATTTATTGTACTAATTGTAAAAAACACACCGATAATTCGGCTAAACTTTCTGCTGTTTTAGAAGGAAAAAGAGTTTGTAAGGTTTGTAGTAAGATGAATGGTGTTTACACTTTAACCAAACAAGATGGTGTGTTTATTAAAACATCAAATGATGTTAGGTGGATTGTATATGATGAAGTTGGTCGATATAAAGAATCGTTGGATGATATTAAGAATGGAACATCACTTATGATGAGTCCATTTAATGATAATTTCACATGGATGACCACCATTATTGATAACACTTCACATAAAGATGATTTTTCGATTGAGTTTGAAACGAATAACTCCATATATACATTATATTTACCTATTAAGTGAAAAAGTTAGAATATATAAATAAAAGAATTGATGAATTATTATTATTGATGAAATCAGAAAAAGATATTGTTGATTATAACTATGGTAAAGATTGGGATAAAGTTAGTTTATATTTGCTCAAATCTAAGTCAACCATAAAATGTTTAAAAAAATATATTAGTAAGTTATGAGTAATATGAATAATGATGACGTAGTAGTTGTCTGTACTAAATGTGGTGGTACAAAATTGGTTTGGGAAACTGTTTGTAAAAAATGTGGATCAGTAACTATTAAAAATTAATCTATCATATTTTCATATATTTTAGTTACTTCATCATTAATTAATTTAATAGTTTTAACACTCATTGATGATAATCCAAATGTCATATCATTTACAACAACATCTATTGGACAAGAACTAAATTCCATTTGTATACATACTATTTTTTTACCGCTTTCTGAATAAAGATTATTAAAATAAATTCTTTCTTTACCTATTTTTAGGTAAATCATTTTTATATTTCTTATGTTATTCATATAATCAGACATTATATTATATATAATTATTCTTAAATAAAAAATAATTTAAACTTTTTGACATCTATGATTTATAATACTAAATCAAGTTCGTTCTTGATATAATTAAAAATTAAACGATATAAAATTATGAGTGAATTAGATGACTTATTTAGTGGTAACCTTGAAAACAAGATGGACTTCTTAACAGAACAGTCGAAAACCAACAACGATGGTATTTACAAGGTTGACTTGTCTAAATCCAGAGACAAGAAAAAAGGATGGAGATCAGTAGTTAGATTCTTACCTAACCTTACAGCAGAAGGTAAATTAGGACAATCAGCTATTGAAAAAATATCACATTATGTTGATATTAAACAAGAAAGAGAGTTGAGTGGTTATTTCGACTCACCAAAAAACTTTGGNGAAAAGTGTCTTTTAACAGACCTTTACTACACAATGTTGAATTCTAAAAATGCTATCTTAGTTGAAAAAGCTAAGATGTTAAAATACTCTAAGAAATATTTTTCTTATGTACTAGTTATTGAAGATGAGCAACAACCAGAGTTAGTTGGTAAAATAATGGTTTATCAATATGGTAAAACTATTAAGGATAAAATTTTAGCTGAGAAAAATGGTACAATCTCTGGAGAATCTTGTAATGTCTTTGACATCACAAAAGGAAAAGATTTCGTATTAGTAGCTAAAGAAATCCAAGCTGGTGACATAACTTATCCTGACTACAAAATGTCAATGTTTAAGCCTGTATCATCAACACTATCTTTATATTCTAAAGAGAAACAAACATTTAAGAATGTTCCTTTAAATGAAGAAGGTAAAATTGATCCATCTATTCAATCAAAAGTTAAAGACTTTTTAACTGATAGAGATGTAGAATTAGAATCTTCTGGACCTAAGAAATTAGAAGACAAGGATTTCGCTAAAATTAGTGAGATTACAGCTTTCTTAACTGGTAAAGTTTCCGCTTCATACGAAGCTAAGAAACAAGCTGGGTCTGAAGCTACTTCTGATGATTTAGTGTTCAATGAAGACAGTTCAACTGGATCAAGTGTTGAGACAAAACCAGTATCTACTACTGAGGCCGAAGATGATTTCTTTGACGACTTTTAAGTAGTAATGTTTAAAATAAGACTAGTCCAAATATGGGCTAGTCTTATTTAAAAATAAAATTAAAAATATGAGTTTATTAAATAAATCATTTAAAGATAATTCCACAGGAGAAACTGTCACAATAGATGAAATAAGGGAAAATATAGTTACCTTAAACAATGGTGATATGGTGGCTACTGAAAGAATATTAGACAATTCTCATTATGAAGAGGTTGTTGATCCTAATTCTTTTTTCTCTAAACAATCAAGTTCACTTTTAGGTAATATAATGGATAAGGTAAAAAGTATTAAAACTGATAATATGGTTGATGAGAATACTATATCCAATTCTATTAAATCTGGATCATCTGAATTTTCACCATCCTCTAACGAAAGTGCTGTTATTCAAGTTAGTGAAGAAGATGAGAGAGCGGAGCTTATGAGAAAGTATAATATTACTGACCAACCTAAAACGGTATCACCAGAAGAGTTGTTAGGTGAAACACCCACTGGTGAAACACAACCAGCACAAAACACACAACAAACTTATAACCAACCGCCTGTTCAACAACAGGTTCAGGTAGAGGATCCTATTATATCTATGTTTAAGAATGTTAAGAGAATTGTTGATTTTAAACTTGACTTTTCTATCGAAGAAAAAATACCCAGAATTGATTTTATAGAAATGATGGAAGATTCTTATAATACAAGTATTATTGAATATTTGGCTGATGAATTTACCAATAAACTTTTAAAAGATCCTTCTATTATAAAAAATGTTATTAAAGAGAAAATAGAATCTTTAGTTAAGCAAGATGATGTTGTTGTTGAAACCAAAAAGACTACTGTTAAGAAACCAACGACAAGGAAAACAACAGCTAAGAAACCAGTAGCTAAGAAACCAGTAGCTAAGAAAACTACTACTAGAAAACCTAGAGTTAAGAAAGTAGATGAAAGTAATGAAGAAAGTAATTAATTATGATTAGAGAAGATTTTTTATTAAGAGCTGTAAGGATAAGAAAAAATTATCTTTCATTAACTAATGATTTAGATACTTATTTAAATAAAGTAGAATCTGTGTCTAATAGGTTAGAAAAAACCATAGACGAGATAACAATTATAGAAAATAAATATAATGATTCTGATAAAAAGAATGGTAAATTTGAATCGGATAAAACATTAAAGGAATTGTTGAAAATAATAGATAAAGTTGAGAACGAAGGTAAAAGATTAGAAACTATAATCAATCCTTTGAATAAAGAAATTGAAAAACTATCTAAAGAAGAGGTAGAATTATATAAATTAATTAAAGAAAATCACACTAATTTAAGTGAGAATCAAATAGTTGATTCTGTTAAGACAAGATTGGTTAACGAGGGTCTTATATAAATTTATTGCTTAGTCGGAATAATTCTTTTCATGTATTTTTGACTTAATATGGGCCACACTTTTTGTGTGGTCTTTTTTTATTTAGTCTTAGTATTCCAACTAGATACAAAAGATTTGTTTTTCTTTTCGAAATCTTCGTAAGACATTATTCCATTTTTAATAGGATTTCTATTAAAATGTAAATTACCTCCCTTTAAAGCTACTCTTTTCCCAATATCAGTTTTTTCAGATGCTTTCATAACCATTTTTAGTTGGTCGATAGATTTTTGTCTAGGTAAAGCTTCTGATATATTAGAAAATTCACTTTCTTTTATAAAGTCATTAAATTTTAACATAACTTATATATTAAAATAAAATGTTAATTAATATAGTCGATTTAAATATAAACAATTCTCTGATATTAGACTATAAAAGATGTGTATGAAAAAATTCAAATATAAATTATGGGATGGTTTTATTTATTTCGATTCAAAATTAAATGAATTGGAATCCCTTTATTTATCTGTTGTTTCAAAACATGATACTAAGTTTTATAAAAAAACTAAAAATAATAATAAAGTTAGTGAACATATAAAAGATGAAGTAGACAAAATGTGTTTAATCATAGAAAGAAAAAATAAAGTAAATTCAATACTTAAAAGCCAAACAAATGAGTAAAATATCAAACAAAAATAGTAACAATACAAATAATACTAAAGGAGTTAGTGTGTCTAATATCAACAATGGTATTTATTCAACAACTTCTTCTGATGTTACAACTTCTTCTGATGTTATAACTTCAACATATACTGGATTAAGTAATATTTCAATTGGTCCAGTTGTTACATCATATACTTCAGGTGATATTAATATTTCTACTACTAATTCTTATAATATTGATGGCATTGGGGTTAAATTTGATAGAAATTTAACTTTTGAAGAAATTAGTTTAATTGTTGGTATTGATATTAATGGTACTAAGTATTATAATTCTATGATTAAAAATGGAATCACCTTATATGGTGATTTAAAGGAAAAAATAGAACCTATAATAAAGGCACTTGAAAGAAAGGAAAAATTGAGTTCTATTCTAAAAAATAAAGAAAATGAAAAATGTTAGTAGATTTAGTCATTGATGGTAATTATGTTTTAAACCGATTGGTTTTCATATTAAATAAAAATAATTTATTGTTCGGGGCTTTACATAGGTCTTTAGAAAGGTCAATAGATAGTTATAGTAAAAGATATCCTTTTGCGAACATATATTTAGTTTCCGATTCAAAAGAAGGATCTTGGAGAAAAAAATTAACACAAAGTTATAAAGCAACAAGAAAGAAAAGTAGTGATATTGACTGGAAGTTCGTTTACACTGCTTATGGTGAAGTAAAGGAAGAGTTGAGTAAAAGAATAAACGTATTAGAAGCTCCTAATGTTGAGGGTGATGATTGGATATCATACATAGTAGAAAAGTCGAATAAAGAGAATAGGTCTGTTATGATTGTTTCTAATGATTATGATTTAAAACAATTACTTAAATTTGATTTAAGTGATAATTACCTAAACTTTATGACAAATGAGATGTCTAATAAGGAAAAGGTATTCTTACCTATTAATTATAAATTAGTTTTGAATAAGATAAAAAATCTACCTAATGATAACATTTTTGAATTAAATGACAATAGTGAGTTTGTTAGTTTTATGGAAAAAACATTAATTAAGTGTGATATACATGAGGTTAATGATAAAGAAGAATTATTCTTAAAATTGGTTTCTGGTGATAGTTCAGATAATATATTATCTGCTTGGGTTGAGTATAAGAATGGTAAGAAAAGAGGAATCGGAATTAAAGGAGCTAAAAAGATATATGAATATTACTTAACTGAGTTTGGTGAAGTAAATACAGAAGACCCTGATTTTTATGAAAACACTGCTGATTTAATCTGTGAGGTTAAAAAAGTACCAAAGTTAAAACTTATTGATATAGTTAATAATATAAAACATAATTCTAAATTAATAGATTTGAGTATTGATAATTTACCCGAAGATATTGTTGATAAGATGAATGATAAAGTTTTAAATGTATGACAGTTGGAGATAATTTATTATCAATTTTTAAAGTTCTTTTTTCGGAAAGAAACAAGTGGGAATTTGTTACCGATAAACAAAAAGAAGAATATTTCTTTATTATAAATAGATATTTGTCAAAAAAATATCTAACCAAATCTAAACTTATTAATAATAAGTTTATAAATAAAGTATCGGGTATGAACATATGGTTTCATTTTTTAAAGAATGAACCTTATCCTAAATGGTTTTGGTCAAAATCTAATAAAGAAAAAGTAAAGAAGTTATTAACCAATATAGAATACAAGGATTTAAGATTCAAATTAAAAATATCTGAAGAAGATATGGATTATCTAATAGATGAACATCCAATCTTTATTAAAGATGAAATTAACAGATTTAAGAAAATACAAAAACAATAATAATATGAAAGACAAGTGGTATGTTGTTCGGGTTCAGGGTAATAGAGAAAAATCTATATCAGAAAAGCTCAAGAAATATTCAACAGATGGTGAACTTACTGGAAAGTTAAGTGAGGTGGTATCTCCTATGAAAAAAGAATTCATGGTTGTAAATGGTAAAAAGATTAAAAAGGAAAAAGCTCTTTATCCAGGGTATGTATTTGTTAGAACAAATTCTATGGGTGAGTTAAAATACTTTTTTAAACAAATGGATGGTGTTAGTGGATTCTTATCTGATAGAAAAGGAGAACCACAATCTTTAACCGATAAAGAAGTAAATAAAATGATAGACAACCATGAAGAAGAGGTAAATAAAGAAACACCATTTGTTCCTGGTGAAAAAGTTAAGATATTAGATGGTCCATTTGCTACCTTTCTTGGTGTTATAGATAGTGTTGAGGGTAAAAAACTTAAAATACTGGTGTCTGTTTTTAATAGAAATTCAACTATATATTTAGATGAGACACAAATAATTAAAAATTAAAAATAATACACATTATTAATATATCAAAACTCCATTTGTTAAAAACAAATGGAGTTTTCTTTTTTAATATATAATAACATGAGAATTAAAAAATTTGAAACATTCACAGAATCTATAAACGAAGACTTTACTTTTGATACTCCTAGTCAATATATATCAATGGCTTTGAAAAAATTACAATTGAAAATAAATAAATTTTTTGATTTTGTACCAGAAAAAGTAGGTGAATTGGGAGAACCAATTAAATCTCCTAATTCTAAAGAAGATGAGGATGATAAAAAAGATAAGATAACATTTAAAGATTTGATGGTTAATATGGATGATTCTGAAATATCAAACTTTTCTAAATTAAATGAATCCTTAACAGTTACGTTTTCGGATAGTCGTTATGTTTATAAATTAATAATTTCAATAAACATAAAAGAAGGTATTCCTCAAGATAAAGAAAAGAATTTCTCATTTAAAGATGTGAAAAACTGCTTCTTAAAATTAAAAAAATATGATATAAACACTTATGAAATAATAGGTGAGATATCTAAAAATGTTAAGGTGTCTAAAATCGATGAAGAGTTCTTAATAGAACTTAAAATAGAATTAGATGAGGATTTTAATGAAGAAGAGGAATTTGAAATAGAAACTTAATAACATGGCTAAAGTAGTATTTGAAGAGTTAATTGATTTTACCACCGTTGAAACTCCATTAATAGGATATCTTATAGGATATGATATAGCAGATGGTATATTAAAACAAAAAGATAAATTTGGTGTTGTAACACCGATAGGAGCTGGAGCTGTTACTATAACACCAAGTCCATTAGACGTTGTTTTATCTGAAGGTAATAACACTGGTCTTTATGATATTATAATGGATAGTTCTACTAAGATAACCAGTAGTAATGGTAGTGGTAAATTAGAATTAGATAAATTGATAGATGTAGTTTCTTTATCTACATCAAATTCAGAAGTTGAATTAGGTGTTAATTCTGTTAATATTTCAAACTCGGATTCTGTTTTAGCTATAGGTGATGACTCAAGTTTACAAATTAGTGATACCAATAAATATTCTAAATTAGACCAAAATATAGACAGTTTAAATGTTAGTTTTAATAATGATTCATTAACAGGCATAAAAACAGTAACTACTATAGATACTGGTGTTAATTATGTGGCTGGTTCAAATAATATAACTTATTTACATTTAAACACACAAGGTTCAGCAACTAATGATAATATTAAAAACTCTGTTATTATAGGTGGTAGTGGATTAGTATCTTCTTCTAATGATACGGTTTATGTTAAAAATTTAGAAGCACAAGGTGGTCTTTCTAAATACTCTATAGAACCATCAGGAATATCAGGATTTGATGATTTAACAATGATAACAAAAGGATATTTAGACTTATCTATTGGTTCTGTTGGTAATTCTTTATATGAAAGAGGAATTGGTAATTGTAGTGTTCAACCGATAAATTCATCCAATTTTTCAAATGATGAAAATTCTGTTATTTTAAATGGTGTTTGTAACCATAACTATGGTGTTAATTCAACTATTTCAAATGGTNTNAAAAATACTATATATGATGGTGATAATTCATTCATAGGGTCGGGTCAAGTTAATGGTNTAAATTCACNCAGTACNTCAATATCTGGTGGACAAAATAACACAATTAATATTAATAGCCAAAGTTCGTCTATAGGTGGTGGAGCTTCTAATGAAATAAATTCAGCTGTTTCATCGATATCTGGTGGAG